GGTGTTCCAAATCGACCCAGCAGAAATCAACTTCGACCTAGCTGGTGGAGTATCCCAGACTCCTTTGTTTGAGTCTTCCTCTGAGTGGAAACTAAAGGCTTCACGAGATAAAGGATTAAAGCCACTACTTCGATTCATTGCCAAGCTCATTAATGATTACGTTGTAAGTAAAATTGATGATCGTTTTACCTTCGATTTCGTTGGTCTGGATGAATTATCCGAGCAAGAGAAGCACGAGCTTCGAATGGAGCAGCTTCAGAGTTACATGACTCTGAATGAAATTAGAGCCGCTGAAGACCTTCCACCACTACCTCATGGTGACATGCCGATGAACCCAACTTATATCCAGGCTAAACAAGCTGCATTGCAAGAAGAGCAGCAAAAACAAGCTATGGAAGCCCAGGCTCCAGCTAATGCAGCTTCAGGAGGAACGGCACCAGGAGGTTCAGATGGAGGAGATGAGGAAGAACAAGAAGACAAGTCTCCAGCTTATTCTGACAGATTCACAAAGTCTTTGTTGGAAGTTCAGTTTGATGACGATGAGGATTGGATAACTATCCTGCGAGGCTGATATGGCGGAATATGGCTTTAATAAAGATGGGTATGAGCTTCAAGGATTTTTAATCTTTCAGGGATTTCATATTGAAATTGAGAATAGAGCAGGCGATCGTCGCTACTGGACTGACCATGTAACCGGAGAAACTGGTTACACGACAATGATGTATCCATATGGATACATCACAAGTACTTTAGGAACAGACGATGATGAAGTAGATGTATATGTTGGACATAACGAGCATGCTGAAAATGTATACATTATTGACCAGATGTCCAAACCGGATTTCAAGAAGTTCGATGAACAGAAGGTGATGATGGGATTCAGAAGTGAGGCTGAAGCTAAACAGGCTTATCTCTATCATTACAACAATCCTGGGTTCTTTGGAGGCTTGAGAACCATGCGTGTTGAGGAGTTTAGAGCTAAATTAAACTCCACACGTGGAGAAATAATAAAGTCTAGGTTGAAGATGTTAACATCTTCTGATAGAATACGAGGTAATATGCCAAGCATTGTTCAGTATCAAGCGTCCAGTATCACAAATATCAACCCTACTTCGTTGACTCCTGCTCAGGCGTTTGCTCTTCGTAAGTCTGGGTTAGACCAAGAATTTGTCACCGCGCAAAAGGCGTATGTAGCTAAGCCAGAAGGCCTAGGTACTACAAGAGTAGCTCCATTGCATGAAAATCCAGTGGTTCCAACGCGCAGCATGACAAAGCCATTTGGAGAATGAGCATGCAGCTTTTCATTAAAAAGAGTAGCGGAGAAAAGGAAACTGGGCGAGGAGAAGCTCGTGAAGGTTCGTATGCACAACGTGTTGTTGATGGCTACGAAAAAGATGGATCTCCTAAGTATAAGTACTTTAAGACCTTAGAAGAATATAAGACTTACATAGAAAATAAGTCTAAAACCTCTGGAAAAGCTTCCACTGATAAACGTGGTGGAAAGAAAAAGCAGGGTAAAGATATCAAAGAGAAGGTTGAGAGTGAGCAAGAAGATACCAGACGCGAGCAGGCGTATAAGAAAAAGGATAACCTTCTTGTAAAGAAGAGTTTGTATATTCCAAGAGGAAGATAATGTTTACACAGCAGTCTAAGATTCCAATTAATCATAATCCGCTATTGAAGGGAATCGCTCCTTCTCATTCAGCTGATTATCACATCACTGAGAGCACTCCTACAACTTCTGTGAATACAGCCAGAAGCATTGAGGCTCCACGCCCAGAAAGAGCCAGTGGACACACTGTGTTCCGTCGCTATCCAAATAACCAGCTTGACTATGATTATGCTGTAGGTAAAGTCATTGACGCATTAGACTTGGTGAAGTTAGGTATTGCTCCGCTAAACGAAGAGATGAAGGTTGCCTTAAGCTGCCTATTCCCATCTATGTTTAACCATGTTGCCGTTGGGATGGTAGAGACAGTAATTACTACCTCCCTACGTCTTTCCATGCTAGAATGTGATGAATTAATCGCTCGTGTTGGTGAATTTCTAATTGCACGAGAGCAGTACCGACTATCAGACAAGGGCTAATGAAGTTACGAACAAACATGGAGGCTGGCAAGCTTTCAACGCTTGCCAAGGCTTTGGATAAAGCCGCAGCCGCAGCTAGAGAAGACAAGATACCACCATTAGACAACGACGCCGAAAAGGAGCTTATGAAAGAAGTTACTGAAGGCTTCGGGCAGATGCTAGACAGCCTAGGGTCTGAAATGCTACGTATCGTTAGTGAGGAAAAATGAGTCATTTACACGCACCAAGATCAAGACAGCCTATCAACATGAATGGTTTATTTCCAGTATCTTCTGGCTCCAAAGGAGTAGTCACGGTTACTCCCAATGACTTCGTAGCTCAGAGAATGAGAGACGGAACTCCAATTACTACCCAAGGTCGTATTGCAGCACTTCCAGTATCTCAGATACCTTTGGTAATTCAGAAAAGCATTCCGACAGGACCATCTTCACAGGAGAGACATAAGGCTAGAATGGCAAAGTCTCTTAAGGCAGTATCTGACTATCTAGAAAGCTGAATCAGTGGAAAAGAAGAAGCTGGAGAGCTTAAGGCACTCGGTTAAGCTTCATCTCAACTGGTTTGTAAGAGCGGTTGCAGGGGATGAAGCTCTGAGTTCCGCAGAGCTAAAAGAGTTGAATTCATTCAAGGCTCTTCCAACGAAGAGCCTTGATTTCGTAAAGAAGTCTTTTTTCTTAGGTAGACTTAGTGCAGTCCTTAAGAAGAAGGAATACAAGGACTTAAGTCTAGCTAACCTAGAAAAGTCCATGAAGCTTGCAAAATTAAGCAAGCTTGAGAAGCTTGCTGTTATAGAAGCACAGCAAAGCGCAGGTACTTATTTGCGTTCATTTGTCTCCGAGATCGAGGATGGAATCTTCTCTCGTGTAGCGGCAACCGATGGAAAGCTAGTAACTGAAGCTACCATTCAAGGAATTATTAAGGATGAAGTAGCCTTTGCACTTCTTCAGAATAAGACATGGGAAGCACTAGCTGAATCCCTAGCCACTGAGCTAAATACAAAGCTAAACAAGAAAATTGAGCGTATTGCTAGAACTGAAATGCATGGTGCTAAGCAGCGCGGCATTGTTCAGGCTATCGCCAACAAAGTAGATATTTACCAGCACTCCGAAGGGCCTGACTCAAAAGTAAGTGTTGTGACTGAGGCTGGCTGCTGTTCAGACTGCTCAAAGCTATATTCCGAAGCAGACGGTACTCCTAAGGTCTTCAAGCTCTCTGAGCTGTTGAAAAATGGAACTAACGCAGACAAGCAGCATACCCGCACTAACGGGTTGCATGCACACTGGCTACCAGTTGTTCCCCCTTCTCACCCACATTGTTTCTGTACACTTCGTTATGTCCCACCAGGCTATGCTTGGGAAGGCAGACGTCTTCTATTAGTAAACAAGGAAGAACTTCAAAAGGCTTTTGGAGACTCTGCTGTCAGTGCTACAGTCAAGCCTAAGGGGCCACCACAAGGTGTAAAACTACCACCTCCGGGAAATGTACCTGGGGTTGCAGCACCAGGAAAGGGGGGAGCAGCTACTATGAAGCCTCCTTCCTCTGGAAGTGCTTCAGCCGGCTCTGGCGTTGAATACGAGTATTGGGCAGACCAAGGTTCTCCTCCTGCGGATGGTGGCTGGGAAGGTTACCAGAAGCGTGACGGCGGGTCTGGATTCAGACGTCCTAAAGGCTCAGGTGGACAACCAGCTTCTCCCGAAGAAGAGCAGGCACATAAGCAAGCTCAGATTGCAGAATCTATCTCATGGGGCAAGCAAGAGCATCCAGTTGAAGAGCACATTCGTAACCTTGAGAAGGCTAATATTGTTGATATTCGTCAACTTGGTGAAGGTGAATCTGGAGCTACGGATTCGTTCCTAGTGGCACTTGAGGGTGGTGGTAGAGCTGTCATGAAGCCTCCAGCTTGGACTACAGGAAAGCATGCAGCAAAAGCTGAGCTAGGAGACTTTATAACAGAAGGAGCTAGGTCGGTTCCATATGGAACCGCTCACAAGCGTGAAGCTGCTACATTTAAAGCTTATCAAGCTTTAGGACTTACAGATTTTGTTCCGCCTACATCTATCAGAAACCATGAAGGTCAAGCCATGTCCATGCAAAGCTGGGCAGAAGGCTACAAGCCTATTATTTCTTCGTTTGATAATGAGGAGAGTTCTCTTAGAAAAGCATTCACTGCAAAGTTTGGTAAGAATGCAAAACCAGAAAATGCTGTAAAGCATTTGTTAGAGTTAGTACCAGAATCTAAGCAAGAAGCTCTTTTGCAGAAGTTATCCGATGGGGCAGTAGCAGCTATTGCCTTCAATCACAACGACCAACATATGGATAACGTTATTATTAATGATGATTGGGATCTTAAGTTTATTGATAATTCCATGACTTTTGGTAACAGCATGGATGGCTGTAAGAACCAAATTCATAGAGATCTTCATAGAACTGGAAGAAAACTTAAAGTGTCAGACGCCTTACTTCAGAAGTTTGATTCTACATCATTGGGAGATTTGAAGAGAACATTAGGAGGAGATTTAGAAGACTGGGCAGTGGGTCAAACTTATTTACGTATGAAGTATTTATCGTATCTACAAAAGACTGAAGGTCATCTAGATTTTGAAAAGTTTAGACCTATAATTGGTCCTGGAGAAGAACCGCTAGGTGGTATAGATGCTGCAATACCTAGAAACGGTTTTTGGAATGACTCATATCAGGGTACATATGAGGAATTTTACAGACGGCAAGATAATGGGTTACTTCAGAATCAGTTATTTGATAGTTTTGCAAAGCAGTGGATCAATGATGCTTTAGCTGGACCAGATGGGGAGACTAAATCATCTGCACAGGAGCTTTCTAAGCTTGGTGTGTTTATGGGTGCTGGTCATTCGGTAGATAAGAATCACCGAAGAGATAAGAAACATATAAAATATGAAGCTACTATTAAGCCAGGATATCCTCCTAAAGACATCAAACAGGCTACTGACATAGTGACTGAGGAGCCAAAATCTAGTGGTAGGCTTCGGCGAATTCCTAGGACGCAGACTAGTAACAAGGCACCACATAAGCCATTTGATATTCCAAAGACTAGGGATAGTAATACACCCGCTTATCAAGGTGCTAGATCTCCAGATGCGTTCGGAGACACAAGTAAGACCACTGCTCCAAAGCGTGCGCCTAAAACAGAGGACCCTGATCGCACCATCAAGAAATCTTTGTACATATCGCTTGACAGGTACGGCAGAAAGTAATACTATTTACGCATGACCAGAGAACACGAACTTGAACTTTTTGATGCCCAGGAAAACAAGGTTGTTGCCACGTTTTGGTGGGATGGCAAGAAGGTGCAGGCAGAGCCTGCCAACTACTTAGAGAGTGCTAACAAGCGGTCTCCTAATAATAAGACTGTTGAAGATGGTATTGAATTCTTAGAGGCTTTGCCATCGATATATCGTAACGGTTATTTAAGTATGAAGCGTAAGAAGACATGACTCTAAAGAATTGTTTACACGGTGGAGGTGCATCTTGCAGCCGCCATGGGGGAGATGGAAGTACTATGCATAAAGCAGGGTACTTCCATCCATTTCGTTCTCGCGGAGAACTAAATGTTGTTCATCCAAGAGAAGGATTAAGAAAGTCTGTGGTTGCTCTTCCTCAATTAGAAGGTGGTTTTAGTTCTGATTCAGAATCTATGCTATACTTTGATGGAGAAAGCTTAAAAAAGGCTATCTATCATTTTGATATTGAGACACCAGAAGGTATTGATAAGTTGCTTCAACTTTTACCAATTCTTGATGGAGAGATAATCGAAGAGGTTTATCAAGAGATTTGGCCAGGGTATCCTACAGAAGACGACTTTAACTTACGTATTGCACGAGCTGAGATTCGTGGATACCTAATGGACTTTTTATTGAAACATGATGTTACACCAGGAGAAGAAAAACCTGATAACGTTGTTATTGAAGCAACGCCTGAAGACCCGCAAGAGATGGACCAAGAGGCAACTGAGGAAGTACCTGGGTCTGACGGACCACCAGATTGACACCTTAGTAACTCATGGAGTTCTTAAGGAAGATTCTTCTAGCCTATTAAGCTACTATGAATAACACCATACAAAAAGCATTTGGCCTACCCGAGGCCATTGATCCTGCACACGAGTATATCTACAAGACTGGTGAGCATGACATTTATCAGTATTGGTATAGAGACCATATTGGAAATTACTGGGAGTATACCAATGCTCCAGAAGATAGTCCTGATTATGACCCGCTCTGTGGTAGTGCATTCTTGTCACCAGACCAGCCAATGCCTCATATTGCTCCGCAATTCTACACACCAGAAGGTTACAAGCGCTCAATGGGCGTTCCTGATGGCGTAGAGCTTGAATCAAATGACGCCTACGACCCAACGTCCCCCTCAGAGGTTTGGTATGAAATGTACACAGATCCTGAGGGTAATAGTCGTTTTGTATATCTAGACGCTGACGTTAGAGAGAGCTTAGACCTTTGGGTACAGCAGCAACTTCGAGTTGTTGACGCAGGCCTTCCAGCATATAGAAAATATGCGTCAGAACTTTTCCTGTCTGACAACGAGAAAGATCGTTCTTTGGGCACAGTTCTTATTCTGATTGACCAGGCTACCTATGATATAGAAGAGCTTGTGTATGCAGCATGTAGTGATTGTGAGTTTATAGATAACACTGTGAAGCTTCTTGGGCGTAAGTTTATCTGTGACCCAGACATGCTGGATTACTTAACAGAAAAGGTAGCCCAGAAGGAGCCAGAAGCTCCTCTATTTACTATGACAACAATGCTTGGAGAAGAGGTTTTAGGTATTCGTTATCTAGCATCTATCTTCCAGGCTTTGAAAATGAATCCACGCTTCATTCGTCATTGGCATGCTAACCATCAGTTTTCCAGAATCGTTCATCGCATGGCTTCCCAGAGAGTTCCAATGGAGCAAATGGAGGAGCTTGCCTATAATGAGTTAGCTAGAGTTCTTGCAACTTCAGAAGATGTGAGATTTCTTATTGATTATAAGGTTAGAGACACTCTCTTTAATAACTATCCAACTGAGGCAGAAGATACTCCACCAAAGAATCCGAATGAAGATGAGGAGCAAGTTGAAAAGTCCTTGAAGCATGTGCCAACCGATGACTTCGGAGTCGCACAAGTCTGGTCGGACCTAACCACACGCCGTCCTGATGAACGTGACTTCTCTGAATGGCTTCACAGCGAGCCCCTACATGAAGTATCCCCTGAGCAGCAGGAGGCTTTAGATGAAACTGAGGAAGTCAAAAAAGACTTCGACGACGCCAACGAGGCAGCTGAGGCAGGTGAAGATGCTTGATGCATTTGAAGAACATTTTGAGAAGGCTAGACAAGCAAAAGGTCTAGACAAGTGGCAGAAACTACAAGGTATTGCTGGTCGCTTACAAGGTAAGCAGGCTGGTGATATCACGTTTACATGCTCTCATCCTTCTCACGAAGGCCTAGAAGTACGGCATGTCCTAGGGTCAACTACAGGGAATCTGCACTTCCTTATGGGGTATGGTAATCCTGCATTCTATCTTGCAGATTATCACTGGCTCATTATGGACCCCAACCTTAGTGAAGACGACATCAAGGACAAGGAGCATCCATCCAACATTAAGTATTGGAGAGCATCGGGTCTTGAAACTAGAGAAGAAGGCGATTCTGTAGAGGGAGAGCCGCATCCTGGTGCAGTAGCAGCTATCGACCAGGACCGTAAAGAAAAGACAATTGAGCAAGAAGCTGTAACCGCAGAGAATGGTTACAGCTCTTATCTAGGAGTCCCATCCCTTGGTCTGGTATTTGGACTTAATAATGATAATGTCTACAAGTGGGACTTAGTGAAGAATAGTTATTTGGCTGCCGCCAACCCAGAATTTACTGAAGCTATGAATTCTGCTGATCTCGACGAACAGGAAGAGGTAGTGGAAAAGGCCATAATCAAGCTTCCTGTTGTTTTGGCAGATAATTACGCCTCAAATGTGTATCCATTAGTAAAGTCTTTGTTTCCAGACCCTGGCACAGTTATTGGACTTGGTGATGTCGTGGCAGTTCTAGGGTCAAACTCTATAGAGTTTTTTACTAATGAGGGTGCTCCAGCAGAGGTTCTTATCTTTGACAGAGTATATAAATCCATTGATTTAACAATTGATGGTGACGTACATCCTGAAATTGTGGTAAACTTTGCAACTGACGTGTTACATATCACTCTTCCAGAAGATATTAATGCTCAAGTTGTCAAAGGACTTCCAACAACAGGCTACGACAACGTGCCTGCAAATGCTCCAGCCCAAGAGTCACTTCGTAAGGTTGTAGTAGTGGACGGATTGTATAAAGCTATTCCATGAATCAATCTCTATGTTGCCCCGATTGCGGGGAAGTAATCATCAAGTCTTATAATGAAGGCTATAAGTTGAGAAGCAAGGTAACTCTCATCAAATCTACAGGGGCATTTGCTATCTGTAGAGGCTGTGATGCAGAAGTTCAGGTTCCGTTTTGTGTAGACGAGAATATTGCTAAGTCACTAAGTACAGAAAAAAAGTTGAAATTATATGTCCCTAGAGGAAAATAATTCTTGACGTAAGTATAAATACGCGCTATTCTTACCACATAGTTTGAGTTCTCCAGAAAGGGAGTTTACAAGAAGATGATTTCTTGTATACTCCCTTTTCTTTTTCCCGCAGGTACTACTTTGATTGAAGATAACAAAGGCTGGCAAGATAACGACTCCTTCAAGTTTTGGGTCCCAGCAACTGCTGTTCAGATTTCAAAGTCTGAACAGGGTAAGCCGAACCAGAAAAGATGGATTCAGGGAATCGCATCTACTGATTCCACTGATCTTCAGGGTGAAGTAGTAGTTCAAAACGGAATTGATTTCTCCTATTTCCTAAAGCACGGATATTTCAATAACGACCATAAGCAAGGTTTTGAGCACAAGATTGGGCAACCAACTGAGTGTCGTGTAACCAAGAAGGGCTTGTGGGTAAAGGGATTCCTTTTTAACGATAAGAAGATTGCTGATGATGTTTGGGAGATGATGAACTCGCTAGAGAAGACGCCAGGTGCCAACCGCCGCGTCGGCTTTTCCATTGAAGGAAAAGTTAAGAGACGTGATGGCTCTCGTATTGAATCTTGTTGGATTCAAGACATTGCAATCACTCCAGCCCCAGTGAACTCCACTACGTGGGCAGAAATGGCAAAGTCTCTGTCTGCACAGCCTTGGCTGGCAGACAATGTAACCAGCACTCCTGATACTGTTGTCAAGAGTGTTACACTAAGTGAAACAGCCTCGTATATCGAGGAAACTACTGGCGTAGCACCAGAAGATGCTTTAGTAATTGCTGAAACTATCTTTGCAGGTCTATCCGGTAAAGGAGCAAGCTAATAATATGAGTGCAGAAACTTTCGACCTGGACAAGGTTAAGAAGTCACTTGCAGCGCTTCAGGATATTGCAAAGGGTCATGCATCTGGCGGGACATCTTCCACAAAGGTGGAGTCCATGACAGGGCAGGGTGGACCAACCCAGATCTATCACACCCCAGCAAATAGCGACCCAGGTTCTTGGGCCGGAAGCACAGCACGCGACGTAGCAGACAACGGGGCTACCGATGATATTGCCGCAAACGGCACAGATTACGGTGGAAATGGCAACATGGTCAAGGCGATCATGGATAAGATCGCAAAGGGTCAGCCAGTAACCGCTGCGGAGTATAAGGTTCTTGAGAAGGGTATGATGCCTTTTGGTAAGGACAAGAAGGATAAGGATGACGACGACGACGCCGATGACGTAGAGAAGGGTTTTGAAGATAAGGACAAGGATGAGGATAAGACCATCACCAAGTCCATCTCTGAAGACGATGATCTAGCTAAGGGCTTCGATGTGGTTCCTTTCCTTGAGCAGTGGTCTGCCCAGGTAACTAAGGCCATTGATGCAAGACTTGACGCAATGAGCAAGTCCATCACTAAGCATATCAATACACGTATCAGTGCGCAGCAGGCTGACTCTGGTGCAATCACCAAGTCTCTTGCAGACGCAATGGCGGGTGTTGGAGCAACCGTAGTAGCAACACATGAGCGTCTTGAGTCTCTAGAGAGTACCCCAGCACGTGGCGCACGTAGTGTAGCCGGCGTACAGGCTATTCAGAAGGGTTCATACGCAGGTGCTGAAGACGACTACATTTCTAAGGCATTAAACGGAGACCCAATGGCGAAGGCTGAAGTAGCAGATGCTCTAGCCGACATGGTGACGAAGGGTCTATGTTCACCACAGGAAGCAATTCTTTTTGATTCAGTTGGCCAGATTTCCACTGGACTTCTTAACAAGGTGCGTTCCTTCAATCGTGGATGATAGGAGATAAATAAGAAAATGACTATCGGATTAGACACATTTCGTCAATATGGTGCTGGAGGAGGATCCTCTAGTGCAGCAGAAGCTTCAGGATTGATGAAGGCCCTTGAGACTGGATACAGCATTGGGCCTAACCAGACTGGTGGAGCTGCACTTCGTGTGGAGTCTCTTGAAGCTTCCATGAAGGTTACGACCTACAGCGCTTCCCATATTAAGTTTTGGAAGAAGATTCCTAAGAGCCCAGCATTCAGCACTGTTGAAGAGTACAACGAGCTTGTAGATTACGGTGGACGTTCAACTCCATTCGTACAGGAAGGTGAAACTCCTCAAGCTTCAGACAGCAGCTACCGTCGTAGAACACAGCTTGTCAAGTTCCTTGGAACCGTACGTGAGGTAACCCACCAGGCTACACTTGTACACCCAGCACATGGTAACTTGATTGCAACTGAGAACCACAATGGTATCCTATACTTGCTTAACCAGATTGAGAACTTCCTTTTCACAGGAGATTCTTCTTTGGCATTCAGCGGTGAGGCAGAGCAGTGGGATGGACTTGATACCCTTATCGACCCATCTTCCGTTCTTGACCTAGGTGGTTCTGCTATTCAGGAGGCTGACTTCGAAGAGGCTTCTAACATCATCATTGAGAACTACGGTTTCCCAACTGATTGTATGCTTAGCACCCGTACAATGTCCGACTTCGTGAAGACATTCTACCCTCGTCAGAGAATCAACCTACCAGCACCAGTAAATGGTAAGGTAGGACAGACCGTGGGATCCGTGTCCACAAGCGGTGGAGATATCGAGCTTAGCCCGAATATTTTTGTTCGCCCGACACCAAACCCACAAAGCACAGCAACCAGCGCTAATGCTCCATCTACCCCAACGTCCATCGCAACAGTGGTGAACGGTGCGGCAACAAATGGTGACCACGCTAAGGGTGCTGCTGCGGCAACCACTAACTTTGCATACGTTGTAACAGCGGCTAACCGTTTCGGTGAGTCTGCTCCTACCGCAGTGCAGGGTGCCGTGGTAGCAATGTCAACAGTGCAGAAGGCTGCTGGTCGTACCATTACGGCTACAATCACCAATGCCGCTGTTGTAGGTGCTTTCCCAACTGAGTACTTGAAGATTTACCGCTCCAAGGCCTCTACCTCCACCACTGTACCGACATCCCTAAGTGATTACTACCTAATCATGAAGGTACCTGTGTCCACACAGGCAAACTCTGGTGCAACTGTTGTTGAGGATGTGAACCTTACTCTTCCAGATACATCTGTAGCCTACCTTGGACAGATGGACCCAAGCGTTCTAACCTTCCGTCAGCTTATGCCGATGATGAAGATGGACCTTGCGGTGAATGGTCCGGCTTTCCGTTGGATGATTCTTCTGTATGGTACTCCGGTTCTCTTTACTCCTAAGAAGTGGATTCGTCTTACCAACATCGGAAGACTTGAGACTCGCGCTTGATGAATAATTCCACCCGGTCTTATAGCAGTACTAGTGACTTAGCTAGAAACCGGGTGGAACATCGTACCCAAGGAAATTCTTTGGGTTCAGTAACATCTAAAATCAATAAAAGTATCCTACAGCAAGCTGTAGGTACTTCTGATACAGATAAACCGCGCCGAGTTAAGACACTAGAGGAGAAGAAGAAAATGCTAAAACTCCGCAGTAACTATGCGAGAAATAGAGTAGTTTCCTTCGATTCAATCCATCTTCCATTTGATATAGACGGCATCTGCCAAGTAGATGCACAGCTAAAAGCTGAAATAGACTGTATAATGGCCCTACGGCCAGGTCGATTCTTCTGGGTACTGGACGAAACTCCAGTGGCAGCAGAAGAAGTGATTCTACCTCCACCAACCACGTCTGAAGAGACTTTAGTTCAGGAATTAGAAGCCGCAGTAGCAGACTTAGTTGAAGAAGAGACGGTTGAAGAAGAGTTAACTCCTAAGAAGAAAACCCCAAAATCCCGAGCAGGTAAGCCTGCTAAGTAAGGAGTAATTTATGGCAAACAAAAGACTTGTAGTAGGAGATCAGCACAGTGCTGAGTTTGACCAGCTTCGTAACACAGTAAACAACCTTCTTAAGATTCTTGAGAACGCAGGAGCGAGCATCACAGCTACGTGCACTGCGGAGGAAGTTCTACTAGCTATTGCAGCTGCAATCACCACCGGAGTTGATAACAATGCTGGTACTGTTGGAAGTGCGGACTACGTTTCGTCCAACCTAGAGATTGTAGGACTAGAGTCAACACCACAGCGCCCAGCTAAGCCTGGACTAGTTGGTCAGTTAACAACCTACTGAACTACTAAATAGTTAAAGGACAAAGGCTAGTACTATCTGTACTAGCCTTTTTCTGTTTCATCTGATATACTAAACTTCAATCTTTTCCCCTTATATAAAGGAGACCACATGGGCACAACCCTTATTCAGAATGCACCAGGAGAGATCGTTACATACATCGAAACTCTTGGTGGGACGCCAGCATTAGACCTAACGTCCCAAACAGCTATTGTAGACATTAAGAAATCTACTGCTGCTACATTTGTTAACTCTCCTAGAGTTACTACTGTCAACGCTTCGCAGACCATCGGGTCTGGCTCTAATGGTACAGTTACCGTAGAAGTTCCAGGAAGTATAGGTAACACCTATACTATTGCAGTTGTTGCTCCGGTTTCTGGTACATCTCCCCTTGAGATTGACGTCACTGGAACAGATATAACAGTAACCCTGGCTATCTCAGCAGGTACTTTGGTTGCAGCAGCAAACACAGCGACCTTGGTGGCTGCTGCAATCGACTCACTTGTTGCTAACGCGACAGCTACAGCTTCTGGTACCGGAGCATCTTCATTAACTATCTCCGAGCCTGCAACCTTGCTTGCCGGTGGGTCTGACGGAACCTTTACGGACATTGGAGATGGGTTCTATAGAATTTCTTTTGAAGATACTGACCTAGATGTTTTGGGAGCCTTTGTTGTACGAGTTACTGGCCCACAGCTCAGGCCATCCATTGAGTCTGCCTACATTGTTGCTTCAGTAGTTCCAACTCCACCAGTAACTGAAAGTTTGCCTGTAACAACCATTACAGGGTCTATTTTTGATGCATCAGGCTTTCCTAGAACAGGAGTGGCTGTGCAGGCTAGAACCCTCTCTTCCCCAAGTATTATTGCAGGAGTAGCAGTTACTACCAGTCTAATTACTGTTAAGACTGATGCAAATGGCCAATTTACACTAAGCTTACTAGCTGGAGCCCAAGTAGACATTTTTATCCCAGCTGTAAATTATCGTAGAACCATTACAGTTCCTTCATCTTCTGCTAACCTTTTCCAGATTCCATAATATGCCAACACCAACATCACTTTCTGTAGTCGTAGATAACACCGAGTACAGCAGATACGAGCGTAACAATGACACTGTTACAGCTACAGTAACTGCTAGTGGTGGTGCACCATATACATCTGTTCCTATCATTGTAGAGCTTGTAAAAGCTAGACAGTCTCGTGATAGTACTGTAGGTATCAAGAACTTGGTTTTGACTAGCCCTTCTGATAATGTAGAGCTTGTGGAATCATTTCGACTAAATGATTTAGTAGATAACGACCTAATTAGTCTAGTCAGGCACGGTAGGTACTTTATTAAAGCAACGTATGAGGCTACAAGTGCAGAAGCACAGATTGGTTCAGGACCAAACGGAGTAGTCTACATTGAGCGTCCTCCTGGAGAAGCTGGAAATGACTATACTATTGAAGTTGTTATTCCAGGAGGAACCTCACCACTATCTGTGACAACTATTGGTACAGATATTACGGTATCTTTAGCCACTTCCTCTGGCGTTCCGACGGCAGTCAACACAGCTATTATGGTTGCTAATGGCTTACAAGGAGCGGGGTACATTGCCTCCGTGTCTGGTGATGGCACAGGCCTATTCAGCACCGTCATTGCTCCAGTAAGCTTTGCTGGAGGAACAGACACAGTTATTGGGGAGTCAGAGGACTTTGATATTCGTATTCTAACCGTGGAGCGTTTCAAGCGAGACTGGCTCTTTGGAATTGATTTAAAATCTACAAGAGTTCTAGGTGTTAAGTTCCAACCGACTGCTATCACAGGAGTAACTATAATTGAGGTGTCTCCAGATCATCCTAAGGGGTTGCTAACACTGTCTTATATTGATGCTACCACACATACAAATGCTACCACTGCCATTGGTTCAGGACCAAACGGAACTGTAACTGCAACAGCTGTAGGAGAGGCACAGGGTTCTGATGGAAACTATTACACTCTTTCTGTGGTAGCTCCAGCTGGAACCTCTGGGTTATCAGTAAGCTTGGTAAGCAATATCCTTACTGTTAATTTGGCAGTAGCTTCAGGAACCCCAACCTCAGCTAACACAGCGAGTGCGATTGCGAGTGCGATTGACGCATTAGCCCAGTTCTCCGCTGTAGCTTCAGGAACTGGTGCTAGCACCATTACAACCACATCTAACACAGCTTTTACAGGCGGTGTGACTAATCTTTCCAGACTGCTGAGCTGGGCTGGCGGTCCTGCTGTATCAATAACCAAGCCAGGTAGATACATTCTTTCAGCAGGTTCTGGAGCTGGTTCTCCTGGATGCTCAGGTTCTTTATCTTCAACAAAATCAAAGCATTACATTGTTGTGAGAGTAAAGAGTCTATCAGCACTACCAACTTCTAGTATATCTGAGGATATACTTATTGAAGCGGACACACTTAGTGATGAAACTCTTGCAAGATATCTTGCAGAAGCTATTGCTTATGTTGAGAATGACCTTCTAGCTACCCACATTGAACCCACTGTTGTAGTAACAGAGCGTGATACAACCACTATACAGTATTCAAGTGGCATCAATGCCGGGGTTCCAATTTATACAAACCAGGATTACGACCTCATTGTAAGCCCACTTACATACTTTGCACCAAACGGTGCTGGTCGCTGGATTCGTATTCAAACTCCGTATCCTCAGTTGCTTCGTGTGGATTCTCTCTATGGTGCCATTGCGAACACCAGAGTTATCACCATAGACCTTTCATGGATTGAACATGCTGAGCAGACCGGGTTCATTCAGCTGGTTCCTTTCAATAACGAAACAGCGTTTGACTTCCTAGGTCTGGTTTGGGTGAACGCCTTGAGAGGTGCTATCGAACTTCCTAACTTCTGGCACTTTAATATGTTGGTGGGCTTGAGAAACACTCCACCAGAGATACAGGAGTACATTGGAAAGCTTGCAGGTATTACTGCTCTAACAGCAGCCTCTCTAGCCTTCC